TTGCCATGTTCGTACTCCGTGAAAGTTATTAGCCGAAAATCATCGCGGCTGCGATTGCCTTGCCCATCGTGATGCCGCCGCCCGATGCCGCTTGCCAGCTCGGTGCGCTTGTCGCGCCGTTGCTGGTCAGCACATAGGTAGACGCGCCGCCAGCGATACGCGCCATCTGATTTGCCGCACTTGCGTAAGCCATGTCGCCAGCCGTAGTGCATACCGCCGCGCTTGTCATGCTCATGTCGCCGCTAGTTCCCAGAAAGGTGTTCCAACTTGCAGCCGTTACAAGGTCGCCAGTCAATTTATTTGCAGGTACAGTCCATGCCATAACTACTCTCCTATAATGGTGCTAAATACGCATTTGTATCCAACTCACTTTGAGTTGCGATACCCAAAAGCCAATATACAATAGTACCCCCATCCTCTAACACATGTGTCACAGAATAGTTTTCTGATGAGTACGAATGTGATTCGCCAAGCACAAACCAATTGCCGCTAATTTGAGTTTGTTGTTCGCTCAATGTGATTTTATCACCAACGGTTATTGTCAAAAGGTCGGCGGTAAGTGCAGTATCCCAACCATTCCATGTCACATTTGAGACTCTACCAACAGCAGATTTGCGCAATGAAAGTTGATACTCGGCAAGCGTAGAAGCATCTGCAAAACTGTCTTGTACGCCTTGCGTACTGTACGCTAATTTGCCATGATTGAGAATACTTGTGGTGTCAGAAGCCTCATACAAAAGCTGGTTGAATTTGGTTAGCGGAGTGCCGCGCAGCTTGCTGGTAGCCAGAATGTATGCCGCCGCTCCTGAATTGGAGTAGCGCACCATGGCAAGCGTTGCCTGCGTGTCAATGATTTGTGCTGTGATGTTTGCAGTTAGATTTGTGCCTGTTCCATCCGCTAAAGAATTGGCTGTGTAGTCTGTGGTCGTTACAGGAGTGATGAGTGTGGTTGCGCCGATGGTGCCTTGTGTATTCGCAAGCGTAAAACGATATTCTATGTCTGTGTAGTCCGATGCGGCTACTAATGTTGCACTCGCCAGCGTGGCTATTGTCGTACCACTACTGCCGACTAACCTCGGCGCATAGGTCGTACTCACAATGTTGCTGATGTCATCACCATAGGAATATGTCATTGCCTGCATTTTGTCAGCAAAAGTGGCTGTGATTGTGTATTGCGAAGGAAACCATTGGCGGTTAGCGAACACGAGTTTGCCATCTCTTCTTTGCCAAAAACGACCTGCTTCTCGTTCCACAATTTCTCGTACAGCACCATGCACAGTAGTATTCGCTGCCCAATCACCAGCAAAAGCGAATGAAGTATTGCCAGCCGCCAAAGCCACAAAATAGCTGGAGATTGCACCAAGCACAGTAGATGTGTTCAGTACCGAACTTCCCAACACCCAAAAGCCTACCAGTCCAGGGGGCAGAATGTCGCTTGCATCAAGAATTTCACTGATGATGGTGTCGGCTGTCTGATTTGTCTGCAAAGCAATTACGCTTTCTCTGCGCAACGCACGCTCAAACCAGCCACTGCAGGTAATTGTGCATTGCCGACCGCCCTTGATGTTGCTGTCAGGTTGTATTGTGGCAATCCAACCCACCCACATTGTGCGCGTCACCATGGCATAGGTACTGCTAATCTTGACGGCTCTGCCGACTGTAAGTGTTCCGTAGTATGCGCCGCCTGTATAGTCGGGAGAGAAGTTGCGGGTTGAGTTGTTTACGACAAGTACGGCAGTATTGTCCCGTGCAATCAAATCAAATGCCGCCGCCATTCCTAATTGCCAGTCCGCACTTCGCACAACACTTGTAATGTCAGACGCGAATGTGCCATCGTTGCCTGTGTCAATCTCAATTTTGAAGACAGGTTTCGCCACGATTATGCCATTACCAGATGTTTGCCACGCGCTCTGGCTTCTTTGCTGATTGCCTCATATAACTCTGCCGGATTTTGCACTCCATACATGTTGATGGTGTCAATTCGCATGTTGCTATTTGCGTTATAGCCAGCTTGCGCCCGACCGAGTTGATTGGCACTAAAAATGCGCCCACTGCCTGATGGGTCAAATAGCTCTGGTCCATATTCACCTACCAGATAAGCTCCACCCATTCCACTCATGGGCCCACCTGTTGCATAGGAACCTGATTTTGGTTGGGCGATAGCGCCCACTGTCAGTCCGGTAACTGCAGTTGATGGCCCAGGTTCGCTAACTGCTACACCGTCTTTTGCCATCGATGTATTCTGCAACACAATTCCTTGCGAAGTGCGTATTTCATGGTAGGTGAGTGTGATCTCTTTGCTTTGCAGACCGTTGTATGTGTTTGCGAAGTCATGCACTTGTTTCGCAGCCTTTCTTCCCGCTTCTTCAGCCTTTGCCATATCCGGTACTTGCTTGTTCGCAATGTCATCACCGATTGACTTCACCATGGCGGCATAAGTTGCCATCTGTTCTTTATTGCCTGTCTTAAACGCTTCGCCATATTTGTCGTGCAATTTGGCTAATTCTGTTGCGGCTACTTCCCGATTGAACATTCCCGTAATCGCTTCACTGTCTGCTATTCCAAGTGCTTCTGAAAGTGCCCTGATTTGTGCTTGCTCTTCTTTCAGAAAGCCATCTTTCGCCAGCACCTTCAGTTGTTCTAAAGCTATCTCCTCCAACAACCGTTTGGCAACCATGTCCTTTAGTGCTTGCTCGGCAATTATGTCGTTCTCAACTGCTAATTTGGCATTGGCAAGTTGTGTGTTGTAATTGCCTTGTGCTATAGCGGCTAATTCTGTTGCAGTTTTGCCTGTACCGTTTGCCGCTGTGAGTTTGTTGTATGCCTCGGTCTGCTCTGCAAATGCCAGATTGTTTTCGCGTGTGGCAATCGCATAATCCTCTGCCGAGATTTTGCCATCTCTGTGGCGGTCTTCCACATCCTGAATGCGTTTCTTCAAATGCAAATGAGCAATGTCCGCTTTCTCAATTGCATTTGTGTTGTCAATGATGGTGCCTTTGCCGCCAAGAATTGCCGCCTGCAATCCACCGTGTCCCTTAATCAAATCGTCTACAACCTTTTGATGGTCTGCCTGCGATTTGGCTAATTTCTCAGAAGCACTCTGGAATTCCGTTTCAGCAGTCGCCACCATGGAGAATGAAGTTGCGTGTTCTGCAATTCTGTCGTTGAGTTCCTGCAAAGCAACTTTAGCGGGGTCAATTGCTTTCTTCATCATGTCCAGCCCTTCTGTCACTTTATCGACCCGTTGTCGTTGTTTTAGAAAGGTTTCATGGCTAATTGACACTTGATAGTCGTGCTTCTTTTGAGCCTCGGTAGCAAGTTCTAGGGCGTAAGTCATATCCACAACGGTATTGTCAAACAACACAAGTCCATCAGTACTTGCCTGCAGTCCGACAAACTCTACGGCTTTGCCAAACTGTTCTGCGGTAATGTATCCGCGCTTTAGTGCCAACTCTAGTTCGTCAGTAACGGTTGAGTTAAGGTTCATGGCTGTTTGGTGCGCGGTGAGTTTTTTAGTCGCCTCCGTAAACACATCAGCAAATTGGATGACAACCGGCACTAGCCCTTCGCCTGTAACAGTTTTGAGTTCGCTTATCGCATCTTTCAGAGTACTAATTTTGCCTGTGGCAGTTTCGGCTTGTTTTGCCATCAAACCGCCAAAGTTCTTCTCCATTCCCTGCAACAACACGCGGATTGCTTGGTCGGCAGGCACAATGCCTTTCGACACCATGGCACTCATTTCTGCTGTCGTTACACCCGCTGCATCTGCCAAGAATTTGAGTGCAGGTATGCCTGTTTCGGACAATTGCATCAGCTCTTCGCCGCTTACCTTGCCTTTGGCTTTCATCTGCCCCAAGGCTAAAGTCAAGCGGTCAATCATGGCTGTGCCACCACCTAACGCACCCGCCGCATCACCTAAATTGCGAAGAGTTGGAATGACCTCTTCTGCCGCGAAGCCATACGCCATCATGCGTTTCGCTGCACCCTGCAAACCCATAAACTCAAAAGGAGTAGAGTCCGCGAAACTTCGCAGGTCGGCTAGCATCTTGTTGGCTTTCTCTGCACTTCCAAGCATGGTGCCGAAAGCCATCTTGGAGGTTTCGAGCGCAGCCGCCAGCTCAAAACTGCTTACAATTATGTTTTTGAGACCGCCTACAATTGCTTGTAAGCCCATCTGAATGCCTAAAGCACCTGCTATCTGAAGCAGATTTTGCCCGAAGGTAGCAACCTGTTGTTGGCTCTTTTCAGATTGAGTGCCAACCTCTTTAACGCTTTGCGCTATTTTTGAGAGTGCTAAAGACGCACCATCAACTGCTACGAATGTAACCTTCACATCACTCATAGTGTGTCCTCTAATCGTTCTATTTTGCGGACTAAGGCAATGGTTTCAGGCTGTGTGTTAGCTAAATGCACCAAGTTGCCTGAGCTGTTGCGAAAGGCTTTGGTTGCGTTATAAACATTTAGAGTTGCACTCATTTTGTTCAGTAAACCTGCAGGTTGGTCGAGCAAGCCACCCGCTTCTGGCAGAGCGTGCCATGCATTAGCCTGCCACGCGAGCTGGAGTTCAATCGGCGCGGGTGTTTTATCTCGTGCGCACCGCATTGCCGCGACTAGGATTTTGGGTCAATCTCTGTAGCATCTGTGTAAGCCTCCCCACATATCTCACTCAACCATCGGACAAGCGGCACTTTGAAGTCGCCCACATCCTCCACTTTGTATTCTGGAGAATCGAACCAACCCGCAGATATGGCGCCCCGAACTACCTCTCCCCGATATTTGGGCAGAGGCAGTTCTATGAATGGGCGTATGTAAACCGCAAAAGCTTCTATGTGGCGTTGGCGTAAATCTACAAATGTAACATTTACTCCCAACTGTTCACTCTCGTAACGAATTTTGTTCGACACGACTACGGTTGTACTGTTGAGGTAAGTGCAGTCGTTCCCAAAAATGATACGCTGATAGCCACAACACCATCATACGGCGAGCTGTGCTGATAGCCTGTTACGAGTGCCGTACCGGAGTACTCAATTAGACCGCTTCCAGTACCCTCAGGGCGAATTTTCAGAACGGCAGATGTACCGACAGCCAATTCCGTGTCTGTAAGTGAGGTCGTGTCATCTTCCAACAAATCTACCGATGCCTCAAAACCCGTTGTGGTAGTGATGAAACTTTTGGCAGTATCAGCCGCTGCCGTAATTTCTACGGTATCAATTGATGGTGATACGCTTGCCGACCGGACATGTGTCAATGTGTTGCTGCCGTGCAACACAACTAAATTCTTTGCTGAGTAAACTGCCATGGTGTTGTGCCTCTATTGGTATTCTGTGATATTGACAATTGTCTGGCATCCGTAAAACTGTTCGTTTGAACTATACGGATACTCAAACACTCCGCGAGTGCAGTTAGCGCCCGTGATTTCGCAGGAGGCGTATATGCTTCGATTCGTCTGCAACACGGACAACAAAGCATCCATGTAACGAATAGTGTCGGGCCACTCGTCTAACACCCGACTTAAACCAACCAATTGCAGCAAGGTCAGTTCAGTCACATTATGCTGAACTTTGCCTGCTGAAGTGCCTGCCGTAACATACTCCAGCGACACTCCACTATTGCCTCTCGTTGTTCCCCACAAACGCACAGGCAGATTTGCCGCAGCCATGGATGCTGGCACAGCACTCACATCATATGATGTAGGCGTTATCGTATTCGTAACTTCGTCTACAAAACTGACCGAGAGTGCTGACAATGCGGTAACGATATTTCGCAAATGGCTCATCTTGTGTACACGCGATATGGTTCAAGAATGGCGGCGATGTCGGCAGGCAATCGGCCAGGAAGCAGTACCATTCCATCTGCAACACTTACCGGACGATCCATATCTGCGCTGCTTTCTCTTTGCCGATACAAAAAGGACACTAACCTGATGGTGGCGGCAACAATATCGTCTGGAGGAGTAGTGCTGTAGCCCCACTTTCCCACGACACTAATTGCCCTTTGTGGGTCGCCTGCATTTGATTGCACCCATTGCATTTGCGCAGACCACAGAATTTCGATACCGTAGTAAGGCGTTTTGTTCGCTGGCACCATAACACAATGTGTGTTCACGGTGAGTGTTGTCAGGTCTCCATTTGTGATGGTGGTCGGATTTGCAGCCAACTCCAGTCCTTCAGTAAACCACAACTTGAACTGCCTTCTGTCCAGATACGCATTGAAGTATTTGGTCGTGTCGGCAGTAACTTCAAAGGTGCGATGGGTGTAGTTGTCAAGCATTGACTGCGCCCGTGCGATGAGTGCTGTAATAAGCGTGTCATCAGATGAGGTGGTTATCCCCAAGTATGTTTTCACGAGCGCAGCCGTTGCGTAAGCCATTAGTCGCCTGCTTTTGCCTTTGGCTTTGGCTTGCTGTCAGCTTTGGAGGCAACCACTACTCCATAACCGCAGCGTACCATTTCATCTGCTAACTCTTGCGACACATCAAGAGTTTCGCCATCAGGCACAGCCCAAATCTTGCCTTCCTCGGTAACACCGCAACAAGCGGTAGAGAATAGCACAACCATGTTCTTACGCCTGTGTAAGAATTTGGGTGGCTTCAGCAACCGTGGTAGTACCACCAAACCGCATCGTGCTGAAGAGTGCAATCTGTCCGGTTGCCTGCAGCAGATATGGATTGCGCTGCATCACCATGCCAGCACGCTCACACATGATGTATCCGGCAGCAAGGTTGGTCACGAGAATAGACTTCTTGCCAGTCGTGGCGGCTTCCATGTAGCCACTGACCGCTACCTTGTGTCCGTACAACTGCTGCGCACCTTGGTCGCCCTGCGGCTGCAAATTGAAGGTGAAAATGCTCGAAGAAGCCAATGCGCGAAGTGCGCCGAGCGTGGCGTTTCGAGTGACAAAGATCACCTCTGATGGATTGGAGGTGTATGGCTCTGGCAGAGCATGATACAAACTTACCAACTCTGCTGCGGTGATTGCCGTTGTGCTGGCTGCGGTAATTGCCGCCGTGCCGCCCGTCAGCAAACCCTTTGGCTGCGCACTACCTGTGCCTGCAATGCAGTACTGGTTCTCCATCAACCCGAAGGCACGCCCAAGCCCATTGCTCAAATAGCCCATAATGTTGGTCTGCTCATCTGACACCAACTCATCGGTCAGGCGCAACTGATTGCCAAATTTGTAGATGGGCACCACATTGCTTGTGAAGGTCGGCTCTGCCGCCACATATGACCCGCTTTCTGCCACAATCGCTGTGGTCATACGAGCGTTTTCCACAGGCACTTGCACACTATCCAAATTGGTCTGAATCACCATTGCTCCGTTAGCACGAATGATGCTCATCTCGTCCCGCTTTGCGATAATGGTTGTGTACAGACCTTCTGGCACTAAAATGCCACCCTCGGTGCCTGTCGTTTCATTCAGCACATTGGTTTTGGTTGCAGTCCAGTCCTGCTCATTGTTCTTGGTGTATGAGTTCATCACACCCGTCCGTATCCAATGTTTGAACGCATAACCGCCGTCGTGATCGCCACCAACGGTCTTCACAAAGGCAGCCATCTTGCCTGCCTCTACTTTTGGCTCATCAAGCCGTTTGGTCAATCCTGCAATTGCAGCCTTCAGTTCGTCGATTGTTTCTTCGCTCATTTCGGTATCCTCGGTTTTGGTTACAATGTCGGCAGTCGGCTCAACACCATCATCTGACTCCTCTAACAGGTCGTCCTCTAAATTAGGTGGTTGATGCCCTTTCGTAAATGCGTGATTTTGCGGCTCTGCTGGAGTGGGTGTTAGCGATGCTTCTGCCACCCACCATGACTTCACCCAAGACACTCCCTTGCCTTTCGTTTCGCGTTCTACAAGGTGTGATACTGACCCACTACTCCATCCGAGTTTACCTTGCTCGGCGAGTTTATAGATGTGCTTCTCATAATCGTCCCGCAACGCAAGCTGTGTTTCGACCCACACGCCCACATCATCCTTTCGCAATGTGCCTGTGCCAATCACTCGTTTGCCAATTGTTTTGTCCTGCCCATGGTGGTATAGCACGGGAAGTGAGGTTTGCGTACCCAAATCGCTTTTGTCAGTAAAGTAGTCGCCCACTAAATCAGGTGAGTTAGCTTGCGAATATCGCACCAAATAACCGCCCACTTTGCCATTGCCTAAAGCCTTGACCTCAAAACCTGTGTAGATTTGTAAGCCTTCATCCTCTGGTGTGTCGAATGATTTTGGTGCTGCATCAAGTTTTTCTAGGCTGGCAACTACTGCCCTATGAGCGTTCCCAGCAGCTCCCTGCTCACGCCCTTCTGCGCGGTGATACGCAGCTTCATTAGAAGTGCCGGATGTCCAAATCTTGGCTAGTTGCACAGAACGCTCACCATCGTGTGCCTGTGCCATTTCTTTGTGATGAGCTATAGCGCGTGAGTATTGTCCCTGTTCGATTTGTCCCTGAACTATCGCTATTTTACCCATCCGCATAAAGCCCATTTCTGTTGAACTTCCATTGGCATCCCGTGATTCGGCTTGCACACGCCTTACAGCTTCTGTAGGCTCGGCAGTGCCGCCTCCCTGTGCCGCACCAGCACCGCTTGGTTCTGCACTTCCTGCACCATCGCCGCCTCCTTCACCACCTCCACCACCACCGCTGCTAAATCTTCCACGAGCATCGTGATTGCGGTTCATCTTGGTTTCGGCCAATCCCAAATCCGAATTGTGGTAGCTTCGGTAAGAATCATCCTTCAATGTGCGAACAACGGCAAACGAACCGTCTCGGTCAAAACCAACGGCGACTCCCTTCCCGTCACTAGGCGTGGAGACGACATCACCCACGCCATAATTACCGTCCCTAGCGCGTTGGGCACCTGTGTTGAATTTCTCGTCGGCTGACACCAGTTCAGTAGAACCACCACCATCGCCGCCTTCACTATCGCCGCCTTCACTATCGCCGCCACCACTTCCGCTGCTCCCTGACCCAAAACGCCCACGAGCATCGTGATTGCGATTCATCTTGGTTTCGTCATCCATGTCATCGCCCTCCATTTCTGGTATGTCGAATGATTTGCCTCCCGCCGCCTCTGCAAATCCACGCGCTGCTGACTCATGCACATCACGCGCATCTGCGTGCTGCCGTTTCACAACGCCATGAGTATCATTTACCTTGTCCCCCATTTTGCCAGTTTGAGCATCAAAGTGTGCTTGTCGTGCTTTATCATTTGCTTGCCCTGCTGTAGCGTGTGCAACAGCCGCCTGACCCTGTGCATAAGGTGGTGCTGCAGCGCCTCCCAAACTTGCCACTTTAGCTGATGCTGCACTCGCATTTTCGGA